CACTTTAACTATAGCGTCACAGCCCCACCGAGACATTATGAAGGGGTAGCGCAGGGGTTAGGGGTGCTACTGTGTATGCTACTTAAGCACCTCTTTAATCCTTCCCGATAACCTGCTCAGCCATTCCTTCGCTGATTCTTTATCGCGATTGCAGTTTCGACACGGTGTCCAGTAGAGACGTCCGTGTCCGCACGTGAACTCGTTCGATGTTTCGAAGAAACTAATACGCGATTCCTTTGAGACTTTCGATTCGACATACTTCGATCCAGCTTCGCTGTAGCTTCGTTTGTCATGTTCGCGAGCTTCGCTTATACGACGACCGATAATACGTCCGGTCGAAGTCGCGCCGACGCTGGAGATATGCTCGATGGACTTCCAATCGGTTTTTGACATAGAGCTTCTCCTTAGCCTTGCTAAAAGCTTCGTCAGACAAAGCGCCACTACTAAACGTCAGTCTTGTGACACTACAACTATGTCACTACAATTACTCCGCGAGATTCGGAAACATCTTCCGCAGCCGCGCGATTGCCTTCGAATTGCCCTTCTGTGCTTGCGCGAACAGTGTAACGACGTCTCGGTCGTTCCACGTTCGAAGCTTCGATTGTGCTCCTGCTTTGGCGCATTGAGTCAGCCAGAAGTCGAAGCCACTGTCCAGACCTCTCTCGGTCGCACGTTCTACGACTTCCTGTACCGCGTCGTATGCTTCTTGGCTGAGAATAATCTGGAGATGACTATCGTCTCCGCGCAGAGCTTCGCCATTGCCACTTACCTTGTCCATTACTTGCGTCATAGTCTTGCCTCCTATGCAGGTACGGCTGTACTTAGCTCGTGCTGTACAGCCGTCCCTTGCTTCAGTCACAAGACCGACGTCAAGTAGTGGCGCTTCTTTGGCATGGTATCAGCCATGCCGCTGTACGAGAGCCATAACTTCTATGTTAGGCGGCAACGCTAGTAGCTCAAGAGCTACTGTACTTGTAGATGCCGCTGTATGTTACGCGCTAACCTAACACCGAGCTCACTTGCTACTGTGTGCTTACTAACTACGCTTACACTACTAGTGTTCGGGTTTGGCATGGTCACAACGTACCACTCCTCTACGTAGCAAAGGGAGGAGCCCCTATGGCCTCAAAAAATGAAAGTGAAAATGAAGGTGTATTACACTCGCGAAAAATTTTCTACTATTTCAAGAAAAAAAAATTTTTTCTTCTAGGCAGACATAGACATAGCTTTTACAGACATAGCTTTTACAGACATATCTATTAACTTTGTTAATAGTTAGGTCGGGGCTTTGTATTCAGATTTGTTCTGAGTACGAAAAACCGGGGCCGGTTTTTGGGCTGTTTTTTATTTTTTTATTAGCGTTGTTTGTTGTTGTTATTAAAGGATTTATAAGTGTTTACACCCCCCTGCGATTTGCATTGCCCTACGCGCCTGTGGTAGCCTTTGTTGCATATGGGGCGTAGTGTATCTCCTTCCGACTTGCACCTACCAAGTCCGGAGAGCACAACGTCCTCCAGTGAAGGACAAACGGGCGTCGGGCTTTTTGTCTTATGAACAGAAAGCCCGACAAATTTTGCTGAAGCGGAGGATATTGAAATGGGAAATGGTGAGGTTGTAGTTAAGCCCAGACTCGCTAGAAAGTTCCTGAAAGAGGTAAAATGTATCGTTTGTGGGCAGGGTTCACATCGAGAGGATTGGCAGGACAACCCCTCTCCGGCGTGTGATAATCATACGAAAGAGCAAATTGCCGCCGCGCCGAAGCCTGTAAGAGCCTCTCCTACGTCGGTTTACAATGGTCCAGAACGCCGTAAAACACAGACAGCCAATTACGGTCCTGATCGTCGTAATGTTCAAAAGACAACGAAGCCAAATCCATACGACACAGGTACTCTGAAAGTCTAAGCTCAATGCCAGTAAACCTTAAGATTCCTCAAATAGCCCGCTGGCGTTTGGCGGGCATAAAGGACACCAAGATTCAAGAGCTTCTTGGTATGTCTGGTGGAGGCTTGGCTCGGATTCTGGCTACTCAGGAATACCAAGAATACGAGGCTGCACTGCTCAACGGTCATTTGTCTGCTATGGACAAAGCTCTTGCGGGTAAGGTTTCGCTGATACATAAAGAGTTTCAAGCCGCCGTACCCGCGGCCTGTCGAGCATTGGTGGATGCTGTGACACAAAGAAAAGACCTCAAAGCTTCGCTAGAAGCGGCGAAAGAAATCCTCGACCGAGACCCAAGCCGAACTCTTCCTAAAAACAAGGGGGATGAGTTTGTAGCTCCCGGCCTTTCGGCGGAAGTTCTAGAGGCTTTGACGACTGAAAGCAATGCCGTTGTAGATTCGCTTAATAAGACTGAAAAAGTCGGGGTGAATTAAATGGCTGGAAGTTTTACGACACCATCTCCATCATCGAAGTCTCATACTGGATTCAAAGGCCCGAAGAAGGGTAGTGGAGGCTTCGCTGGACATAAAAGCACCTATCCCAATACAGGGACTTTTGCGAGCACGTCGATTCCAAAAATAAGGAAAAGTCGCTGACAGAACAATTCACAACCCTGAGATTCGAAAAGACTGATAGCCCTGACCAGAAGCTTCGCAAAATGCGAGCGAATTCTCTCGGGAGTCTTTACTACTTTACTAAAATCCTTCTTCGTCGTAAACGCCTTACCGATACTCTCCACCGACCTTGGTGTCAAAGCCTTGAGAAAGAGCATCTTAAAGACGTCTACGAGCTTCCTCGAGACCACTTCAAAACTACAATTTGTAGTGAGTCTTTTCCAATGTGGCGTTCTTTACCCTTCAATAATAGCGACGAGGACTTCTTTAAGACTCTTGGATACAGCGATGAGTTTATTCGCTTCCAAAAAAGGATACACAAACGCGACGCTCGTAATATCCTTGTTGCTGAAAATATAACCAACGCTGCGAAGATGGGCTCTCGAATAGCTCAACACTACGAAAGCAACGCATATTTTCGGATTCTCTTTCCTGAAATACTTCCTGACTCATCCTGCACCTGGTCTGCGTATTCTCTTCAACACAAGCGCTCCCTAAGCGCCGGGGCTCATGGTGAGGGCACTTTTGACTTCCTCGGAGTCGGAGGTGCTCTCCAGTCCCGTCACTATAATGGACTTCTTGTTCAGGACGACCTTGTTGGTCGTAAGGCGATTGAGTCGGTTTCGATAATGGAAAAGACTATTGATTATCACCGTCTTGTCGTCGGAGCTTTCGAAACCGAAGATGCGAACCACGAAAACGACGAATTTATTGTCGGTAATCGTTGGTCATACAACGACCTTAACTCTCATATTAGAGAGCAGGAGCCTTGGTTTCGTGTCGTTACTCATAGTGCTCTTGGAGGCTGTTGTTCTGAACATCCTGCCGATACACCCATTTTTCCTCAAGAGTTCAGTCTTGAAAAACTAGAGCGGTGGCGCAAAAGACTCGGAAACTACCACTTCAGTTGTCAGTTTTTGAATAACCCTGCCGCTCCAGAAAATGCCGACTTTAGAGAAGACTGGCTCCGACAGTTTGAACTTGTCGCGCCGAATGAGAAAAATGGATTCAGACAAACAATTAAACATACAGTTCGTGACGGACTTGTCCAAAAGGACATTCCTGTTGGACATCTCAGCTTGGCGATGGCAGTTGATCCTAACCACTCAGGAAATCAAGGCCTCGGACGCTGCCGACACGCTATTGTCATTCTCGGAGTTTCCAGCGATGGGTCTTACTATCTTTTGGACTGCTGGGCCAAAGCGTCCTCTTATGATGAATTTTACTCTCAAATCTTCGCTATTGCAGCGAAGTGGAAGCTCTCCAAATTCGGACTCGAAACCATAGCAGCTCAGAAGTACATTGGACATCATATCCAAACGCTTTGTCGTCTGAGTGGCCAGTCACTTAAAATCATTGAGCTCAAAGGCGAAGTCGCAGGTCCGGACGGCGAGTTGACGCGTCGTAAGGAATGGCGTATTCGGAATGTCTTGGCTCCGATTTTTGAGTCTTGTAAGTTTTACACCCAGAGCAAGTTTCAAGACTTTCTTGGTGAGTATATGTCGTTTCCGAAGGGACGTTTTGTCGATATTCTTGACGCTATGGCCTACTGCCCGCAGATACTTCGACTGCCGATGCAGTATGAGCAGTATGTCAAGATGCTTGCGGCGAATCAGCAAGGAGCGCGTCGAGTTTCTGAGTCTTATTGTCAACCTCTGAACTAGGAGCTTTTATGTCCAAATTCAAGCAACTCGTTAAGAAGCTCGAAAAGAAAGGGATGTCTCCATCAGCCGCCGCTGGGACAGCCTATGATGAAGGTCGGGCTAAGTATGGAAAGAAGGAAATGGCTCGAAAGGCTGCGGCAGGTCGTCGAAAGGCTCATCGGTAGTTTATGCCGGAAGAGCTTCGTAGGCATGCTGATACAAGATGGCTTTCTTTCTGTGCTCATCTTGAGGGCATGACTATCGAGGAACGAGTTGTAGAATTAAAAAAGTGGACAAATAAAGAGCAAGTTCGGGACTACGCTGACATGCTTCAGAGGTGGGGACATCTTGACGCAGTAAAAACTCGAGGAGGTTGAAAATGCGAGTGAATTGGAAGCGTTTTATTCTTGTGTTCAGTATTTTGCAAGTTGTTTTTCTGTGCGCGGGATGCTCAGGCACCTGGCTCACAGCCGTTTCGGCGCTTCTTCCGGCTCTCGAGGCTGCAATTACAGCAGCTATTTCGTTCGTTGCGGCTCTTGAAGGTAAGACTGTATCTGCAAGTGTTAGCGCAGCTATTCAGAAGATTGGCAGTGACGTATCCGCGCAGATTGCTAATGTCAAGACACTTATCGCAGATTATCAAGCCGCCGCTTCTACTGGTACACTCTCGCAGATTCAGGCTGTGTTTCAGGGTATTGTAGCGAATCTTGCCAACATCCTGTCGGCCTTCAACGTCACCGACCCTGCTAGTACCAGTAAATTTACTCAGTTAGTCGGGCTGTGCGTCGCTGCGGCTCAGGCTATTATAGCACTAGTTCCTCTCGTAGCCGCGAAGCTGGCTTCTGGAGCGTCTCCGGAGGAGCTGACGGCTGACGATATGATAGCGACCAAGACAGTTACCCAAGCGACAGCAGCGTTGAAGGAAACCTATGTCGCTATTATTTCCCAGAAAACAACAAGTGATGTTGTAAATACAGCACTTGACAGCCTCCCACGGACTATTTAACTATGCACTGCCTCGGTAAAGGTCCAGCACGACACGACTCTCGGACTTTATTGTTGTCGAAATATCTGCCTTCTGGATATGTCGCTCCGGACTCTGTTGACTGGACCTCAGGCATTACTTCATTCGGTACAATGCTGAATAACACTATTGGCGACTGTGTTTTCGCCGCTGGTGGTCATGCCGAGCAGACTTGGACAGCATCGCGGGGAACTGAGCGAACGCCTCCGGACTCGCAAATCCTGTCTTACTACGAAGACTGGGCTGGCTATGTCAAAGGTAATCCTTCAACGGATAGAGGTTATGACGAGCTAACCTTTCTAAATAAATGGCGTAGATTGGGGTTTTGTGGCTCTGTACTCATGGGCTATGCTGACCCTGATGCATCGAATTT